CATACTAGAAGCGACGTCGATTGAACGAATGTCATGAGGATACAGGTGTGCAAGACGATAGCACCACTCTGTTAACAACGCACATGCTTCAGGGACAGGCCAAAGGAGAGTGCGTATAGCACAGGCTCGTTGAAACCGATAAAGAGGAGATTGGTCTTTCGTGTATTTAAGCGCGCAGAGAAATTTGTCAACGCGCGGACGGCGAACAAGCGTGCCTCCAACATCAATAGAAGTGGCACCGCAATACTCGCAATCGACTAAACGAGAATGAACTTCCTGAGTTTTCAAGAAAATTCCAAAATAAAGCCAAATCTCAGCAATAACATCTTTATTAAAATAGTACAAACAATCATCACGAATAGAGACAACAGAGTCGTCACCAAGAAGATTAGCACGCACATGATCCATAAAATTGGAATAAGTAGGAGCAACATCAATAGACAGACAAGCACGGATCCACGAAACACCAAACAGAATCATCTGAATAATAGTGTTAATGAGTAGTGTCATACCACCCACTTGGATTACCGGTGTGTGTATAGAGAAGATCTCCGCCACCAGTCACAACCAAAGTGTGAACGGCGGCACAAAATAAATTCCAAATCTCCAGATCGTGGCCCGGAATAAGCTGCTGCATGACGTAGCACGCATAAGCAAACAGAAAATTACAAATCGAGATGTCATAACCCTTAGCATCACTACAAAGATTGTAGGAATAGGGAAGACGCCGTTTATTCATAATCTGGTTCCAGCCGCCATACTCAAATGGCATGCCGACAGTGAAAAAATGATCGTGATCCTGTTCGGCAATAGCCTTAGAAAAAGGAGCGAACAGTTTGTAACATGAAAGATGGTGCTCATTAGGAGCAACTTTATAGAGGCGCGTCTCACGATTATCTATTTTCGCGCGCTTCAAAATTTCGTCTTTAAGATTAAATTCCCAAATAGCATCAATTGGCTCATTGGTACTAAGCGATTGGTCGTAAGCCAAACAGCGAGCGAACTCCACAGGGTCGCTGTAAGCTTCGGCTTTAGTTGTCAGGCCAGACGCCTTGGCTCGATAGCCAGGTGAACCTCCCCGGGATTTTGGCTCAGTGAGTAAAAACATGTCACGAGCCTCTTCAAGAGAGGACAAAGGGCGCCGGTCAGCCACAGGGATAGCAGCACACAAGTGCTGCACTGTCCATTGGGCAGCCATGAAAACATGATCATGGTCGACATCGCTAAAATCTTTTTGTGGGTAATCGACTTCCTTCAAGCGATCGATTTCTAAGTGCAGATTACGTTCAGACGGAGCAAAATTATCGGGGACTCTATAGTCCACTGCTCGAAGTAACTGCAGATAGTCTCTGTCTAGGTCATATTTGAATGAATAGGGATAAGTTTTAGGCAATAGCCCAACTACTTGTATGAACTTCCATTTTTGAAGAGAAGCATACGTGGGCTGACCAATACCTTTCGAATAACAGACCGCAGGTCGGATCTCAGACGGCAATTCAACCGCTGGAATTCCAGTTAGCGGTCTCACTCGAAGTTTAAAGAACCCTTATCATTCATCACGATCTGGCCACG